TTGCGTGCCTCCCGGGCAACAGCGGAGAAGTCGGCAATGGCCTTGTAGATGACCCGAGTCTCGTTCTCAGCCATTGCCCACCTCCTTTGTGCCTAGAGCATCTTTCCCCGCTGGTCGAGGCCCCCTACCATGCCCCGGAGCCTCTCGAAGGACCCGTTGCTGTTCTTCGCTAGTGCCCGAGCGATGGCCTCGTTCGGATCGATGTCAGGTGCCTTGCCGTTCTCTGTCGGAACAGAGGGTGAGGTCTGCCTGTCGGGAGTGGCCCCGAGCATTGCGGCCTCGATGTCGTCGTACGCGAGGGACCCTGCCTGAGCCAGAGGCTCCTTCTTGTCCTTCGCATCCGCCATGTATCCGTTGACGATGAACCCCGCGAGGTTCCGTGCCAGCCATGAGAAGCGGCCATCCTCATCTCGTTTCTGGAAGAAGCGCCGCTGCTGGATGGCTGCGGTGATCTGCCGGAAGCGTGCGAGGGGAAGCTCCCAGATGACCTCGTCGGCCCAGCCGTACTCCGCCGACACGAGGTCGAAGGCAGCTGAGAACCCACCGAGGAGGCCATCGGGGTCTAGGACCGCGAGCTTCTCTTCGAGGATGCGCCCTGCTTCGCGACTGCGCTCGTCTGCTGGACCTTCAGCAGAAGAGCTAGACGTTTTCCCAGTGCCACGATGTGGGGTGCCTCGACCTTGATGATCTGCTCCAAGATGGTGACGAGGTCATCGATCTCCGGGTCAACCAGCTCCAGACGAAGCTCGGCTTCGGCCTGCTCGTTCTCGGCCTTCTCGATGGCAGTCAGGCGGGCCCCGTCGTGGAGACCTGCCGGGAAGACCATCCGGTTGATGAACTCGACGGCCTCGTCCTCCGCCTCCGGGATGGCGATGATGACCGCCCCCAGCAGCTGGCCGGTGAACGCCTCGGTGGAGGTGTTCGGGTCGAAGCTCAGGGTGGGCAAGACCTCCGATGCGCCTCGGGTGAGGATCTTCAGCAGGGACATCAGGGCCCGCGTCTTGAGACGCTCGACCTTGATCTGGGTGCCGGACACCAAAGCCACCGGGGTTGCCTCCGGTGCCAAGGTGTCGATGTCAGTGTTTCCGGTCGTCATGCGACTCTCTCTCCTACTTAGTTGTTTTTGGAATCAGCTCCAGCGTCAGAGCGGACGGCTCAGCAGGTGTCCGATGCGCTTGGTCGGCTGGCCGGTGCGGCTGTCGAGGACCGGGTTGCCCTTCTCGTCGGTCGAGGAGAACAGTGCGGAACCGTTGTAGTTCAGCAGCAGGCCTTCCTTGTACGACGGGCCGTCAAAGCTGAAGGGCTGGAACTGGACCTTGTAGAGCACGAAGTCCAGCAGGCGCACGACACCGTCGGCGTCCTTGGACGGCACCCGCACGACCATCGGTCGCGGCTTGGTGTTCATCGTGTTCTCTTCCCACAGGGGGAGAGTGAAGGTCTGGTTCGCGCCCGTGCCGGAGCTGGCCACGACCGAGCCGGAGATCAGCGACAGGGTCTGGAACGGGATGTAGCCGCCCTGCACCGTCACGTTGACCTTGTTGGCCCAGTACCACGTCGACAGGATGGTGTCGTCGCCGGTGTTGTCGTAGCTGTCCTGATCAAGCTCCATGGAGCCAGACCGGATGCCGTAGATGTCACCAAACTCCTCTTCGAGACCGGTGGCCCCGTCAAGGATGGCGGCGTGAGAGATGCTGAAACCCTCAACTGTCGGGTTGCCCATGGTCGATCTCCTTCAGAACGAGTTGGCAAGTGAACAGGTTCGAGTTCTTGCCTACCTCTGAAGATCGGCCTCAGCCCTCAGGGCTGGTAGACGGCCTCCGACTCCACCAGATCGCCGATCAGGTTGAACCGGTGGAGCACTCGCAGCACCGGCTTCCCCTCCCGCCGCATGGTCTTCTTGCAGTCATCACAGGACAGCTCCACGAGGTTGCCGTCCACGATCTTGGGGTGTCCTCCGGCCACAACGGTCTTGGCCAGCAGGCGGCGTGGTCCCACTGGGCAGCGAAGCTCAACGATCTGCATGTTCGCTTCTCGCGATCTGGGCCAAGGTCCACAGGCGTTCGCCCTGAGCGGCGGGGAGGTTGTCCTTGAGCTTCAGGAAGAGCTTCGCCACGACGGCATCCCAGCTGTGTGCCTGCGGGATGATGCGGGCAGCCAGCTCGCCCTTCTCGTGGGCCTCGTTGCGGTGCTGGAAGACGTGGATCATCAGCCGGGCGAGGTCTTCGATGGACGCCCGAGCGTTGAACGTTTCTGGAAAATCAGAGCTGACCGGCTCCAGCGTGTAGGCCAGCGGGTAGGAGTAGGCAGGGTCGAGCCACTGGGTGTGGCCTGCCCAGTTGGTGGCGATGACCGTGCCTCCGGTGCTCATGAACTCCAGCGCCGGGACGTTCTTGCCCTCACCCCGGGACGGGGCCAGCAGGCAGTGCTGGACCTTGTAGAACTGGCGGACCACCTCGGTCGGCCAGATGTCGTAGAAGATCCGCAGGGAGGAGAACTCGTCACCGGTCTCCGGGTCGATGTCCCGGTACAGGTCCTCGATCTTGTGGTGCAGGCCGGGGGCAGTGGTCTTCAGGCTGAGCCGGGCCCAGCGCCAGAACTCCGCGTCCATGGTGCGCGCGAGCCGGAACGCCTCGATGGTGCGGAAGGGATCCTTGCGCTCGCTGAGCACACCGATCTGGGCGAAGTGGAACTCCTTGGTGTCCCACTCCCGGTCGAACATGTGGGGCCACTCGGCGGGGTCGAAGCCGCCCTGAAGGACGAACAGCGGGCCGTCGAAGTAGGGCCGGAAGCAGTCCGGGTCGACGTCGGAGTAGCCGATGAAGGCGTCGAAGTTCTTCAGCCGCTTGCGCAGGTCCTTGCGAGACTTCTTGGCGAGGTTGAGCAGGTTGGAGTACTCCCACATGGTCCATGCGACCTTGACCGCTGCGTGGGGTACGACCTCGTCGGGGCACTGGAGGTTGGCCGGGTCGACGTGGTTGATGTAGAGGTCGAACGGAGCGGCCAGCTCCTTGGTCAGCAGGTTGGCCACGTCCTGCGGGAGGGGGGCGTCCACTGAGGTGGCCTGTAGGTAGACGTCGGCTCCGGCGCGCATCAATGCCTGCGCCAGTCCGATCCCATCGTTGCCATAGCCGGAGTACCGACTCATCGGTGTGCGGAGCAACACCTTCATCTTGGACCTCCTTGGGTCTCTCTTTTTGGAAACTGCTTAGGGTACGTTCACGCCGTAGGTCATGCGGCCCATGTAGGCCCCGTCGGTGTCCCGGATGGGAGACAGGGTGGGTCCGTCCACGCGGTGGCTCCCAGCGACCACCACGCCCGTCTTGGAGGCCACCTGATCGGTGGTGCCCCAGATGTATGGCATCCCCTGCCGGGTGCCTGCGTCGGTGAGGTGCAGGTGCTTGTCGAGGAGCTTCTGGATGCGCTCGATCTTGGACTTGGCGTCGTTGACCTTGACCGAGCGGTCCTCGTTGCGGGTGGGGTCGGCCCAGATGTCGATGTAGACCCGGGGGAAGCGCATCGTGTTGTGGTCGTTGGGGGACGTCCACGTGCCGTCCTCATTGATCACGAGCAGGCACTTGCCGGTGTTCTCCACCTTCACGTTGATCGGGTTCTCGTCGAAGATCCACGTGTCCCAGCTGATCGAGCGGCCCAGCAGCTCCCGCAGCCCAGCGTCCTGCGCGAGGTAGTTGCGGATGGCCAGAGAGAGGTCGGTCATTTCCGGAGTCCTTCCAAGTATCGGAGCGCGGACTGAATCCTGCTCACTGAGTCCCGGAAAGCCCCCAGTCCGGTATTGCACGAGTAGCACAGTAGGCCTCGAACACAGGCCCCACAGGAACGCTCTCCGGGGCAACAGGAATGGTCATGATCTACTGCCAACCGACGGGGAAGGCCGGTCTTCTGGTGGACGGCTGTCTCCGGCTCCTTACAGACCGCACAGCACCCGTTCTGGGATTCGAGCAGCGCGTCGTACTGGGCAGGGGTGAGGCCGTACTTGGAGAGCAGGTGGTATCCGTGGAGGTAGTCAGGGTTGCCCCTGCGCCACTTGGCATGAGTCTCCGCCGTGGCCTCTCGCGTGCTCTCGTACTGAGCCGATGACCTCCTGTTGCAACAGCTGATGCACTCAGCTCGGTAGCCCTTGCGGTACTTGTAGAACTCGGTCAGGTCCTTGACCGCACCACACATGGTGCAGCGCTTCACTTCCGGAGTCCTTCCAGCATCGCTTCCACCCACAGGGGGTGCAAGTCAGCCAATGGTCTCATAAAGTCGTGGTCGCCACGGGCTGCGGACTTCCCCACCCAGTGGGTGCCCCGGCGCTTCTCGTAGATGGCGTAGTCGACCGGGCCAGCTCCGCCGTACTGGATCTCACCCTCCCACGTCTCTCCGCCTCCTGAGACTGAGATCTTGCCGGACGCCTTCAGGGCTCCGGACTCCACGTGGACAGCGGCCTGAGTCTGGGCGAAGCCGAAGTCGAGCACAGCGTGCAGTGCCGCCTTGGCCTTCATGGTGGGCATCATCATGAGGCGGTCCAGCTCGCGCTCCACGTCGGACCAGTCGGTGGTGACCTCGATCATGGGACGAAGTCCTCAATGGGCTCTTCGGACGGCCAGTTCTCGCCGGTCAGCTCCTGACCGGTCTCGATGATCTGGACCTCGATGTGGTGCCTGTCGGCGAAGGCCACGACCTCGTCAGGGATCGAGCGGATCTCGAAGGTGCCAGCCACCGGGATCGCTCCGCGCTCGTTGGGGATGGTCACGATGCGGTCCCCGGCCCTGATGGGGGCGTAGGGGCCTGTGAGCATCACGCCCACCCGGTCGGGTGCCTTGCCCGCGACCATGGCAGGGAGTGCGTCCTTGCCCTCGCGGATGAAGTTCATGTCGAGTCGGCACCGCAGGAACTGGAGAGCGTCGTTGATCGCCGGGTCCGGGTCGGTGGCCTGCGAGTAGGCCATGGTGGCGACACCGTCGTCAACGGTCAGCGTGAGTCGCTCGACCCGCACTGCGGAGTTGAACAGGTGCTCCACGTCGTCACACCCCTTCGACGATCACCAAGGCGTTGGGGTCCCAGCCGAAGGTGGTCGAGAGGCGGCGGTCCACGGGGGACAGGTACTCCACGTTTCCGGAAAGGTGTCCGGCGATGAAGGTGCCGTCGTGCTCGAACATCTCGATGCCGCCCCGCTGGAAGTCCCCGCTCGCGCGGTCACAGACCGACAGCTGGCCGACGGCCATGTCGAACCACATGATGCCGGTCTCCAGCCCCTTCTGGGCAGCCTGAGCCACCTTCGAGTAGGAGTAGGAGCCGATGGACTCGGAGTTGAACGGGGAGGCCTTGGCAGCCTGATACGGAGCGGAGAGGTGGATGGCGTCGGCCATGGAGATGATCGCGAAGTCAACCAGCTGCTGCTGGTCAGCCGTCAGCAGCTCGGGGTCGAAGATGCAGGTCCCGATCTTGAACAGCAGCATGGCCTGAGGGATGGCGGAGGAGGCGATGAACGTTTCAGGAAATGAGGCTGCGGGCCTGCCTGTGAACGCCGCGATCATCTCCCGGTCGTAGGTCTTGTATGCCATCCCTCAGGTTCCCTTCTGTCAGGCTCGCGGCAGCGGGACTGCCCGGCCACGCCGAGCATCCTGAGCGACCATGTCGTCATCGAACGTCTCGCCGGGGAAGGCCACGAACGGCCCCGGGCTGAAGTAGTGCTTGCCCCAGCGGCGGATCTGGGCGTTGGGGTCGTTGGCGAGATCGAGCCACGACTTGCCGGTGCGGTCCTGCGTGCGCTTGAAGGCGTCGCCGCCGATCTCGAACTCCAGCTCCTGACCCCGGTACCAGTTCTCGCCGAAGGCCACGAAGCCGTCGTAGACGAAGTGGATCACGAACTTCTCGCCGTCCCCGGCCTTGGCGTACTGGGTCGGGGAGTTCTCAGCGATGATGGCGTTGCGCTTGGCCATCTTGTCCTCAAGCTCCTTGATCCGGAGCTGAGCTGCGGTCAGCTCGACCGGCTCTTCCACGACGTCGAAGGAAGGCATCGGGGCGGAGAGCATGGCCTCCAGCTCGCGGATG